ATTGAAGTTTTTGGTGCACCAGTTGAGACACCGCCAACTAGGTCACTTGTTGAAGTGATAAGTGTTGGAGTAATTGTTGTGAATGATTGATTAGTTTTTGACCACTCAAATAAACCATAACTGCTTGATGCAAGGTCAAACCAGTATGTGCCATCTGTTGGTGCCGCTGTTGGTGCCGTAGCACTTCCAACTAAATCTGCTGTGTCCACGTTCGCTCTTAGGACGTATGCTCTGTTGGCAACTCCTAGGAAACTGTAGGCCGCTTGTAAGCCATATTCATTTAACTCATAACCGTTCAATGAATTTCCTGATGCGTCTGTGTAGAATTTTGGATCTCCAAAAGTCTCTGTTAATTCTCTCTGAGACGAGATCAAATAAGCAGTGTTGGCGTTGGCAGTAGTTGTTCCTACAGCAGTTCCGTCTCCGGCCCCATTTGACTTGTCCTGTGATGATGCTACTATGAATAGTGGTGTTGTACCCGCATCTGATGGTACGTAGAAACTTTCGTTAATTACTGAAACCTCTACTCCTGGTGATGTTAATGCCATTTTTCGTATTCTCCTTGCAAGTTACGTATATACTAGAGTTATTTATTCAATCGTATGGTTTTTACGACAGAATTTACCGTTTTCCAGGTGCCTATATAGGTGACGTAAATACACACATGCAGTACAAAGACAGACCGTTGTGTACGGAGTGTAAGACCAAACCCAAGGCCTATGCCTACAAGAGATATGGACGTGTTTATTGGCGTAGTCGGTGCGACACCTGTATCAGGAAACGAGCCGGCAAACGGGTTGGCGGCGTGACCGCACTACAGAGATCTGGATACAAGAAACACAAAAAATGTGAGTTGTGCGGATTCAAAGCACAGGATAAAGCACAACTGGATGTGCTGTTCGTTGACGGTGATATGAGGAATACTTCTGCTAGTAATCTAAAAACTGTTTGCGCCAATTGCCAAAGGTTGGGCAGTACCCGTAGATTGGGATGGCGGGTTGGTGATCTTGTCGCTGACGATTAGATCGTCAATATTGGCATATAAATCTTCTTTGGTTCCGTTGTTCTCGATGACGTAATCAAATTCTTCCTTCGCCCAGGCGTATTCTGAACTGTGTATGCCTTTGGGTTCTATGTTGCCCTCTGTGTAATCAACGAACCAGTCGGGGTCTTGTCCTCTTTTTACGAGTATGATCTTGCCACCACGTGCTCTGATCTGTTTTACTTCGTTGGGGAATCTTGTGTCTGCTATCACGGTATCTTGACCTTTGTATCTGCCTATGCAACTGTCCACCCAAATGCCGTCGTACATCTGGCCACGCATGACTTCCGTGCCAAAGTACTGCAACACCCATCTTGGCGTTGTGGGTTTGCCAAATTTCTCACTCCAGAAAGCATCTGGCTGTTCTCTCCATTGCCTGCTGGCGTCAGTGTCGCCCTCTAATAAATTTCTGTCCCAATTGAACATGGCGGCCACGGCATCTTTGAGACTCTTGGCGAAACTGTCTTTTTGATATCCGTGTTTTTCCACTAGCCTGTCAGACACAGTGCCTTTGCCAGAACCTATTAAACCTACTACACCTATCAGCATAAGGTTTATTATACTATTTTTTTAAACGTTTTTCAATCTCTTTGATTGCTTTTCTCACGGATCTCAATATGGATGCTCTCAGGGTCTTCTTGCGTTCTTTCAACGCCTTTATGCTCATGATTTCCAACTCCTCTACTAACTTTTCCAGTTCATCCAGCGAGAGGTCAGAGTATTTTTTGTATTTGGAATTTTTCATTGCAGGGTATTTAAATGGAGATCTTGGGCAATTAACCAATAACAAAACTGTGTGGTGTTCCACCTTCTTGGAAATTTCCAATGTCCGCTTCTAACCTGTCAATTTCCGCCTGGCCTTCTTGCTTCAGTGCATCACCGTTCAGAGTCGTACCACCTTGTGGTCCTGCTATAGTGTTGAATTTGCCTCTGGCCTCACCTAGCATGATCTTAGACACAGCGAGTGTGTAATCTCTGATCCACGGTTTAGAATAGATGTCCTTGAACAGGGTGATGTCAGGTCTGTAGTTGTCCGTGTGCATCAGAACCGTCTCGTCATCTGCCCTAGGTCTCTGTGTGATAGTCAATTTTTTAGTTGCCACGTCAAAATGGAACTGTATGAAACTACCAAACATCTTGCCAACAAGTTCCTGGTACGATGCGAAAGCGTAGTAGGTTGCCAATCCACCTGTCGCACCTGCCCTCAGGAGATACGTATTCGTGTATGCAAGGTTGAATGGTTCGAACAATGTTCCACCTTCACCACCTTCGGTCCTTGATCCCACTGTCCTCCTGTTAAGGTTTCTCACATTGATAATCTCATCTGGTAAGATATAGGTGTTTTGATTCTTCTTCAATTCAAGGAAAGCATATGATTCTTCAACGGCATTCGAAGATCTCTGTCTAAATTTGTTGACGGCCCTTTCCAGTGCCGTTTGATAGTGTTTTGGGTCTAATTCAACGTCAATCATCCCGTCACCGAGATTGTTCTTGACGTAATCGAAAATTTCCTGTTGTCCTGTTTGTAGTTCTGACATACTCATATTTATAGTCATTGCCTGTGCAATAAATATGTATGATATGCCAAGATTATCCATTTTTAAGCCTGAAAAGGGCAACGACTATAAATTCTTCGATCGCAACATACGAGAGATGTTCACAGTGGGTGGCACGGATCTACACCTACACAAATATCTAGGACCCTACGATCAGGGAGACACCAACAAGGACGGACCTGCGAGTCCCAGCCAACCCAGGGTGACAGGATCAGATCTTAACGAGACCACCATACAGGATTTACTATTCTTAGAAAACAGAGACAGGAAATATTCTAGCGATGTGTACACAGTCAGAGGAATATACAATGTGCAAGATGCAGATTTCAACCTATCACAGTTTGGTATGTTCTTACAGAATGACACACTATTCCTTACAGTGCATTTGAACGATATCGTTGAAAGGATTGGCAGGAAACCCATGAGTGGTGATGTCATAGAATTCCCACACATGAAGGAAGATTATTCTCTGGACGAAAGCGTGCCAATTGCACTTAAAAGATACTACGTGGTAGAAGATGTAAACAGGGCCGCGGAAGGATTCAGTCAGACTTGGTGGCCACATCTGTTGAGATTGAAAATGAAGACACTAGTCGACTCGCAAGAATTCAAAGATATCATAGGCGATGCAACAACCACAGGATCAGTTGCCAGTTACATGAGCACATACAACAGGGAGAAAACCATCAACGATCAGATCGTTGCACAGGCAGAGCAGGATGCTCCAAAGGCGGGATTCAATTACAAGCAATACTATGTTGCACCAATCGATGAGAGGGGTAACATCAGGACAGAAAATGTGAACACAGAAGCACAGAGAGCCAGCAGTGATAATACGGTGAATGCCACAATAGACACACCAGCAAGTTCTCACTATGGTTTCTACTTGGATGGAGACGGTGTGGCACCCAACGGAAATCCGGCAGGATTTGGTATCACATTCCCAACGTCTGGCGTTGACCAAGGCGATTATTTCTTGAGGACAGATTTCTTACCCAATAGATTGTTCCGTTATGACGGAGTCAGATGGGTCAAAATCGAAGACAGTGTGAGAATAACTACAACGAACAATGATTCTAGATCAAACTACAAAACAAGTTTCGTCAACAACACAACGGAATCAACAATAAACGGATTAACGGTCAAACAAAGACAGTCATTGACAGATGCACTGAAACCAAAGGCTGACAATTAAGAATGCTACACTTTTACGAAGGACAGGTCAGGAAGTTTCTCACTCAATTCATTAGGATCTTGAGTAACTTCTCAGTGGAGACGGGCAAAGGCAGTGACGGTTCCGTACAATTAAGGGCAGTGCCGGTGGTGTACGGAGATCCAACAAGACAGGTCGCGAACATAATCAGGAACAATTCAGAAAACGCACTACAGTATGCACCGAGAATTGCCGCTTATGTCAGAGAATTAAATTATGACAGAGAAAGGATGCAGAATCCTTATCACATAGAGAAACAACATTTACGAGAAAGAGGCATAGACTCAGACGGCAACTACACCAATGAGATGGGTGCAGGTTACACGGTCGAGAAAGTGATGCCATCGCCATTCAGGATGGAAGTGTCGGCGGACATTTGGACCACAAACACGGATCAGAAACTACAGATCATGGAACAGATATTGTACTTGTTCAATCCAGACTTCGAGATACAGAAAACAGACAACTACATAGACTGGACCAGTTTGAGTTACGTTGAATTGACAGGTACTACTTTCAGCTCTAGGACCATACCAGTTGGTGCAGATTCAGAGATAGATGTTGCAACACTGACGTTCAGTATGCCAATTTGGTTATCACCACCAGTTAAAGTCAAGAAACTGGGTGTCGTACAAAAGATCATCATGAGCATATATGATGATGACGGTGGAATAGCAAAAGGATTGATAGACGGGGAACTTACATCGAGGAGTTACATCACACCAAACAACTTTGGATTGTTGGTCACTGGTAACCAATTGCGATTGTTGGGATCAACAGGTACAAATGTTAAATCGGGTGGTGACGGATTCCAAACAGGTGCAAATGAACCAAGCAATTATGATCCATTTGAAACATTTGGTCCAGCAGTGAACTGGAAAGTTCTACTAGATCAATACGGTAAAGTCACTAACGGCACCTCCCAGATAAGGCTTACACAACCAAACGGCAATGAGATCGTTGGTACCATAGCAACCTCAACACTGGATGATACGATTTTATTGTACACAATAGACGGGGACACGATACCAAGCAATTCTCTTACAGCGGTCAAGAAGATAATAAATCCAGCAACATTTGATCCAGGCACACCTGTGAATGGTGATAGGTATCTTGTAATCAATGATGTTGGAGACAGCACGGCCAGTTTCCAGAGTCAAACATGGGGTACATTAGTGGCCAGTGTTGGCGACATCATAGAATACAACAGTTCAACATCAAAGTGGAACGTGGCCTTTGATGCCAGCAATCCAGATTCAACACAACACTACGTGACCAATCTTAACACGGGTATTCAGTACAGATTCAATGGCACAGAATGGGTCAAGTCATATGAGGGTGTGTACACACAAGGTAATTGGAGCATAGTGCTTGATGGGGGTGCAGATCCAGGATACAACTCAAGCCTTGACGCTACCACCCCATAGTTGTTATAATAAGTCATGAAAGAAAACATAGTCTGTT